AAGTGATAGTTCGGTATATGATCTATCTTCCTCGTTGGTATCTTGGTATAGTCATAGAATTGTACATCTGGAAACATGGCAAAGATGTTATCGTATCCATCAATCTCTATGTACTCCCATTGAATATCACTAGTACCATTTAATCTTATCGCTGGTCGCTTGTCCTTACGCTGACAGGCTCGGATGAATGTATTGATATCCTTGACTAGCTGTTGCATAAATTCGTCTCTATCGTTTAAGAATAGATCGGTCTTCTTTTGCCTAGCCTTTTGGATACTTGGATACACTCCACCAAGTCCGGCAGTATTTAAACAAGCATCCTTGCACTTGGCTATGTCTTGATATGGACATATCTTTGTGCTTACTGGTCGCAAATGCATAATGCAAGACCAATATTTTTCTGATACTTTATTACTCTTATCTATTTTAGGATTAGAGTTTACGCTTAATAATTTATATCCCATAATAACCAATCCAACATAGTGCGATATACACTATCTGGAATCCATAGAATTTTACAGGATTATCTAAAATCCATTCATCAAATTTATTTAGTTTCATAGCTTACCTCGTTTATATTTAATTATTAGTTTTGTGAATCTCTCCAGCTGGGGAGATTTTTAATCTTCTAAATTAAATTCCCATTTTTGTTCTTCTTCCCAAATTTTATTAAACTCTCTTGTTGCCTGTCTAGTTTCTTCTTGTGTCGTAAGACTTTTATACATTAAATAAGATGTTAAATAAAATTGATAAGCTTCATTACCATATTTATCACTAAAATTTATCATAATGCATTTCTCCAATGTGGCAACCTTTTCAATCGTGGCGTTGCTCTTTATCCTTTTAAAACTGGGCTAGTTATTTGTACCCATCAACTAGCAACTGGGAATTTACTGCATCGTTGCAGTTCGGGTGAGTTTCTTGCAGATTGTTTTAAATTTATTTTATGCTGGAGTTTCTCATTATCCCTTATTGTGCAAGTCATTAATATTTTGTATAGGCGTTAATAGTCCTATCTCTTTTAATGCACAATCAAAAATCTATTGTTGCCTTTCACTTTTAGCTATTCGGCTATAAGTATTATTATTCACATTTTTAAATCAATGTCAACAATAAAACAAAAAAAAGGCTACTTTTTATTAGTAGCCCATTCTTATTAGTTGAGTCCTAGGATTCATGCAATCATTATGAGAATCAAAAAAATTATAATACTCATTTAGAATGCCCTTTCCCTTTGCGATAGCATCAAGTTTTTTAGGCTCTTTATAGCTATCAACATAAGTGATAGGAACACCATATCTAGCATGTTTCCTAAGAGCATTTTTTGATGGTTTCGCTGTTTTCCTAGCTGTTGCCTTAGTAGACCCATCGTCTACATAAGCATTAATAGGCTCACCGAAACTATCAAGCATTAACTTCATGCCCATAGTATCACCTTAATGGTTATCTATTCAGCTTTATTGCCTTTCGATATAAGACCACTTTAACAAATTATAAAACCTTGTCAAGTATTTTTTTAAATTATTTTAAATATTTTTTAAGCCTTTACATACCATAAACAATTAAAAAGTCAATAGGAAAAATTAAAAAAAACAGGGTAAAGTACTGTATATATATACAACTCACAGAATGCCCTACAATGAATTTTCTTGTATTGGTCTAAGGTTTAGCATTGGTGAAGTATTGGGAAGCTTAGAATGAAGCTGATACAACCTTTATAAAGTTTATGAATGATGTATATATAAAATATTAATACTTCATAAAAGGCATCAGCTATATAAACCAGCGTTTCAAATTTCAAAAGCTTTAAAAATTTTAAAAAGTTTTTTAAATTTTCCTTGACAAGCTTGTAAAATTGTACTAGGTTTTTAAAACTTTAAAAAGTGCTTGACTTTATTTTGCAAATGTGCTAAGTTTCTGACATAAGGAGCCTTTATAAAGTATTATTAATTTCAGTGATGGGGAGGCAGGAGCCACCTAGCCCCTCCCCCCTATATATATAAAACATATACATTTTAGGAAGATTTAGAATATTAACCAGCCCCCTAACTTTACAAAGGTTTCGCCATGTTTGATATATTATTTTGAATAAGTTTGTGACGTAAGACTGGGTGTTAGATATATATATAACCCTGGGGAATCTTACAATTCTATTGTACACATTTATTTCGGTTTTGTCAAGTCATTTGCGAAATAAAGTAAAAAAACTTTATAAAGCTTGACAAGTTTGTAAAATAACTCTATAATAAAGACATGGCAACCAATTATTTAGCTGAAACAAAAGACAGGAACCTTACTGAAAAGCAGGAAGCGTTCTTGGGTCACCTCGTGGATACAGGAGGAGACTTTAAAAAGTCAGCCGAACTTGCAGGTTACTCCGGCAATCACTATCAAGTACTAAAAAGTTTAAAAGAGGAAGTAGTAGATTTAGCCCAAAACGTACTTGCAAGGGAAGCCCCTACAGCAGCGTTCAAGATTATAGAGGTTTTGAAGTCAGATAAGCCTGTACCTCAAGCTAACTATAAGCTACAAGCTGCACAAACTATACTAGATCGTGTAGGGGTTAGTAAGACAGATAGGATAGATGTTAATCATAATACCGGTGGTGGTATATTTATTCTTCCAGAGAAAAAGGCGATTGACATTACGGATGGAGATTATGAAGAAGTATCTGAATAATTTGTTTGACTTTATCAAACACAATCCTGTAGATGCTGTATTAGTCTTTATAGCTGGATGGTGTATTGGATTAATCATACAATGAAGATATTTTTAACAGAGATAGAAGCTTATGGTACAACCTTTGCAGGTCCTAACATTGTAGCTTCAACATACGAACAAGCAGAACTAGCTGCTGCTCAGAATCATTTGGTTGTTGTAGGTGAGTTAGATAGCATCTATGTAGATGATGATCTAGAAAAAGAACACCTTAATACTATACCTAAAGAAGAAGATAGGATACTACACTAATGTTATTAGAAAGATTACAATTTAGAAAAGGTGGCAAAGCTAAGTCCACTGTCAACAAAGCCGGTAACTATACTAAGCCCGGACTACGTAAAAGAATATTTCAACGTATAAAGTCACAAGCTTCACACGGTACTGCAGCCGGTAAATGGTCTGCACGTAAAGCACAAGCCCTAGCCAAAGCTTATAAGAAAGCTGGTGGAGGGTACAAGTAATGTTAAAGAAGTCACAAAAATCATTAAAGGATTGGGGCAAACAAGATTGGGGTACTAAGTCTGGTAAGAAGTCTAGTGAAACAGGTGAAAGATATTTACCTAAGAAAGCTAGAGAAGCTTTAAGTGATTCAGAGTATGCAGCTACGACAGCAAAGAAAAGAAAAGATAAAGCTGCAGGTAAACAACACTCTAAACAACCAGATAAGATTGCAGATAAAACAAAGAAATTTAGAATGGCAAAAGGTGGTAAAGCAGATGGTAGGTTAAAACGAGCAGGAGTAAGTGGTTACAACAAACCCAAGCGTACTCCCAATCATCCTACTAAATCACATATTGTTGTTGCTAAATCTGGTAGTACAATTAAAACTATTAGATTTGGACAACAGGGTGTAAGTGGTGCTGGTAAAAATCCAAAGACCGCTAAAGATAAAGCCAGAAAGAAATCATTCAAAGCTCGTCACGCTAAGAACATTGCCAAAGGTGTATTGTCTGCAGCATACTGGGCTAACAAAGTTAAGTGGTAATAAGAACTATTAGTTTAGTTTTACTGATGAGTTGTGTAACAACATCAAACAATGATGAGAATGAGTTTGACAAGTGTAAAGACATTTATTATGCTGCTTACTCTGAAGAAATAGTATTAGAAGAATGGCATAAATGTATACAAGGAGAAGATAATGGGTAAACAAATAGGTAGTGACGAAAAACCTTTTACGTTTAAATCACCCATATATAAAAATACACATGGAAGCAAGGGTGCTAATCCTAGACCCGGATTCTATACACAAGACTATAGAGATAACTGGGATAGAATATTCGGTAAAAAGAAAGCCGAGGATAGTCCAAAAGAGGACTAGGAGAATAATAATGACAATGATTAAAGAATGGTTAGACAAAGTAAAGAAAGCTTATAGTAAGTTATTCAAGAAAGCTCTAGCTCCAAAGAAACAAACAAAGAGGAAAACAAATGTTAAAAGAACTACTAGAAAAAAAAGTAAATAGTATGATTGAAACCAATGACCTAACAGACATGCAAGTATGGGGTGTTATGTGTGGTATAGGTTTTGTATCAGCATTTATAATTATGTGGATTATCTAAAATGTTATTACCTGACGGATACATGAAAAGAAAAACTTCAACCATTCCGTTTGGGTATGAGTTAGATGATATCACAGGATATTTAAAACCAATTGAAGATCAGCTCGAAGCTTTACAAATTGCAGAAAACATGATAGTCAACGAAGAGATATCATTACAAGCTGCTGTAGATTGGTTAGAATATAAAACAGAACGAAAAATTTCTACTCCCGGTTTAAAGAAACACATTGATAAAAAATATGGTAAACGAAACGAAAGACTGGGAGAGGAATCCTCATCTCTACTTACAGGATGATGATGGTAATTTCATCTTAAAGAAAGATGGAACTCCAAAAAAGAAAGCAGGTAGACCTAAAACCTCAACAGAAAAAGCTATCAAAGCTGCGAGGGCAACTGTGGGTCGTAAGCAGCGTAACATTAAAAAGCTTGAAGCCAAGCTTAACAACGCTAGACAATCTTTTAAAAAACAAAAAGAAACAATTCAAAAACTTGACAAGACTGTAGAAGGTCCTGTCACCACAGATGAACTTGACAATCTTCCCAAGGCTGTACAAGAAAATCTAGACAATCACAAAGTATTATTCCACGCTAACGAAGGTCCTCAGACAGACTTTCTTGCTGCCGGTGAAAAAGATGTATTGTACGGTGGAGCTGCCGGTGGTGGTAAATCGTTTGCCATGATCGTAGACCCACTAAGATATTGTCACAAGAAAGCTCATCGTGCTTTAATCCTCAGACGTTCTATGCCAGAACTTCGTGAGATGATTGACAAGTCACGTGAGTTATATCCACAAGCTTTTCCCGGTGCTAAGTTTAGAGAAGTTGAAAAGCTTTGGAACTTTCCAAGCGGTGCAAAGGTTGAGTTTGGTTTCCTTGAGAGAGATGCAGACGTATACAGATATCAAGGACAAGCATATAGTTGGATAGGCTTTGATGAGATTACTCACTTACCAACAGAGTTTAGTTGGAACTATCTTGCTTCACGACTAAGAACAACTGACCCAGAAATACAAACATACCTTCGCTGTACTGCTAACCCCGGTGGTGTTGGTTCTCATTGGGTTAAGAAAAGATACATAGAACCCTCAGAACACAATACAAGTTTTCAAGGTGGTGATGGACTTACACGTAAGTTTATTCCGGCTAAGTTAGCTGATAACCCATACCTTGCAGATGATGGTGTCTATGAGCAAATGCTTAAATCTTTACCACCGATTCAACGCAGACAATTGCTTGAAGGTAACTGGGATGTAGCAGAAGGTGCTGCTTTTGTAGAGTTTGACCCACTACATCATGTGATTACTCCATTTGAATTACCCTTACATTGGGAAAGAGTTAAAGCAGTTGACTATGGATACGCTGCAGAAAGCTGTTGTTTATGGGGAATAATGGACCAAAATGACGGAACTTTAATAATTTATAGAGAATTATACAGAAAAGGCTTGACAGGAGAAGAATTAGGTAGTATAATAACAAGTATGGAACTAGAAGACCCTTACTCGGTCTCTGG